GAGAAGTAGTTCTAGTTCTTAAACAAGAAGATGGACCTATCATTCCTTTAGCAACTCTTTTAACAGCAGAAGATATTGCATTAAGAGATTACGATGCAAAAGACTCAGCTATATTCGAAAGAGTATTTGACTTGTATGAAGTTGAAGACGATAGAGGAACTTTTGACGAGCTAAACAATGGCTTTCATCCTAAAGATAGAACTTATGATGATATGTTGAAGTTTATCGACTCTACTAGAGAAGCTGTAGAAGAACTGTAGATAGTTAGGGTTCCTACGACCCCTGTTTGTTTACGTGCGATTAATTTCGTATGAGTGGGAATCCTATAGTGTTTACAGTATGAATGAGGAAAGTAATAACAAGTAGAAAGGCATTGAAAAATGTTAACTAATAATAACAGTGATGTAAACGCTGAAGACTTGGTTGAAAGACCAAGATACGAATACCACGTAGATGGCTGTGCTGTTCGTAAATGTAAGTGGAAATCCCACGATACAAACAACGAAGGTGCGTTGGACCTAATCACTCAAGGTGGTTATGGTGATTTTATCGATTTATTCGACCAAAAACCAGCATACTTTAGGTTGTGTCACAAACATAGTCATCAATTTGCTCGTTGGTTGAACAACGATGCAATCCTATTAACACATAACGGACACGCTCACAATGGGAGCGAACCCGGTTTTTGGCACGGTCATATTGGCTGGGACCAAAAAACTTGGACTTCGTATGTTACTGGATTCTTTTATCATTGGATTAAGCAAGGCTTTCGCTCTGCTGTATCTTTTGTTAAGGGTCATTTTAAATCACATAAGCAATGGACTAGAAAAGATATTAACGATTCAAGCACTCCAGTAGTGTTGTCATCGTTCTTTTTTAAGCTATTCTTTTTAACAAATGCTTATAAAGGTAAAGTTAATTTACTTAGACACCTTTACAACGCTAAAAAGGTTAAATTAGCTAAGTCTATTTACCGTGATAGCACTAGTTTGTATTCTGAAATATGGACAAACTCTGTCACTGGCAAACTTTCTGAATCAGAAAGGGCACTCATAATAGATTTAGGTAAAGCTTTTACTTCTTTAGAAGAAGAATAGTTGACGTAAATTTAATCAATAGGTATAATTAAGTGACTTATTAAATCCTCCTAGGGATGATGAGTCACCCTATTTAATTTAGTCATAGACTAAATGTTGTTGTCGAAGTAGAACCCCACATTAGTGGGGTTTTGCATTAGTATAATTAATTAAGATGAGTCGTGATTATTTAGAAACAATAGAAGACCCCGAAAGTCAAGTCTTTACAATAGATTTTCCGCCACTACACGAGGCTCAACAAACAGTAAAAGATGATGAAGCACGTTGGAAGATTCTCTGTGCCGGTCGTCGATTTGGTAAATCTCGCTTAGGTGTGCAACTTTGTTTAGAGCAAGCACTTGACGGTGGTCGTGTTTGGTGGGTTGCTCCAACATTCGCAATAGCTAGAGTTGGTTGGCGTGATGTAGTAGCAGCAGCATCAGAATTCCCTAAAGAAGCAGGAGTTAATATAAAACTCGGAGATATGGAAGTAACCTTTCCTAGTGGTGGTTCTATATCAGTTAAATCTGCAGATAACCCTCAACGTCTTCGTGGTGAAGGTTTGAACTATCTAGTTATGGATGAGGCAGCTTTCGTCAGAGAAGAAACTTGGACTGAAGTATTAAGACCTACTCTTACAGAAAATAAAGGTTCTGCATTATTTATCTCTACTCCTATTGGTATGGACAATTGGTTTTATCATTTATGGGAAAAAGCAGATACAGCAGAAGACTGGGCTAGATTTCAATATCCAACAGTATCTAATCCAATCATTGACCCAGCAGAAGTTGAATCAGCAAGAGAAGACTTAGGAGAACTAGTTTTTGCTCAAGAGTATCTTGCAGAGTTTATTTCCGAGGGTGCTCAGATATTTCGTTCTTCTTGGTTTAACTATTTTAAACAAGGAGTCGGAACGATATGGGCTGATGGTAAAAAATATAAAGAAAGTGAATTACAACGATTTGCTACTGTTGACTTAGCTGTATCTACAAAAGAATCAGCTGACTATACAGTTATATCTGTTTTTGGATATCACTCAGAAGATGACAAGTTGTTTATGTTGGATATGTTTAGAGATAGAGTTGAAGCTCCCGACATAGTTCCACAAATAGAACGAATGGTTGGAATACATAATCTTGAATGGGTAGGAATTGAAAGAGCTGGTTATCAATTAGCTATAGTTCAGTTCGCAAGAAGACAAGGTATAAAAATAAAAGAACTTAGAGCTGATAAAGATAAGCGCTCACGAGCACTGCCTTTGTCTGCTAAGATGGAAAGAGGATTGGTTTACTTTCCTAAAAATGCAGATTGGGTCAGCGAAGTGGAGCGAGAGCTACTCACTTTTCCAATTGGTGTTCACGATGATATCGTGGATACATTGGCTTATGCTACATTAGCTGGCAACAAGAAGAGGAAATGGCAAGCGTATTAAATGGCTGAAGAGAAAAGTTTATATAGAAGAACCGTAGAGTATTTACAAGCTCCACCAAAAAGATTAAATGCAGGAACAAAGGGAAGTCCTTATGACCGCAATGATTCTATGCTTACAAGCAATTTTGGTTACAACACACAATCGGGACACTTCCCACAAAAACTAATAGACGATATGGGCGATGGTCTAGGCAACTCTGCTGTGACTGCTTGTCTTAATGTTCTAGCAACATCATTTGCTGAACCAACATTAAAAGTTTATAAAAAAGTAGATGGTGGCAAAGAAGTAGTCCCCTCACATCCAATGGAAATTCTTTTAACAAGACCTAACGAGTTCCTTAGTGGACAAAGCTTAGCTCACTACATTGTTACTTCTTTATCTGCTCACGGAGATGCATTCCTTATGAAAAGCAGAAACAACAAAGGTGAAGTAGTTCAATTGATACCTTTGATGCCTTCTTATGTCAAAGTAAGAGGAAATGAAAGAGAATTAATTACTCACTACGAATATTACGCAGTGAAACAAACAAACTCCCTAACAAAAGATTATATAGAATTACCAAGAGAGAATGTTGTCCACATTCGTCAAGGTATGGACCCGGACGACCATAGAAGAGGCTTTGCTCCAATACGAACAGTATTGAGAGAATTAGCCGGTGATGAAGCAGCAGGTCAATTTGCTGTTGCCTTGTTACACAATATGGCTGTTCCCGGCGTTATCTTAAGTCCAAAAGATGACACTATGGGTGGTCCTTCTAGGGAAGAAGCCGAAGCAATAGCTCAAGCTTTTAAATCTAAGTTCTCGGGAGCCAACAGAGGCGCACCAATGATTATGACTGGTGCTATGGATGTAGACGTAGTCTCATTCACACCGGAACAGATGAACCTAACTGCATTGAGAAGACTGCCGGAAGAAAGAGTATCCTCTGTTCTTGGAGTTCCGGCAATTCTCGCTGGACTCGGCGCTGGATTGGACGCAGCCACGTATAACAATACAAAAGAATTAAGAGAATTCTTTACTGAACAAAAGATGATTCCTTTATGGAATGCTGTTGCTTCAGAATTAACTCATCAAATATTACATACTGAATTTGAAAAAGATGACTACTCAATGGTCTGTCAGTATGACTTAGAAGAAGTAAGAGCTTTAGCCTCAGATAAAAAAGAACAAGTTTTAACAATGAACTCCGGTGTGCAAGGTGGTTTCGTTACTATCTCAGAAGCAAGAAAGAGTTTAGGGTTAGAGGCAGACGAAAGTCACGAAGTTTTCTTAAGACCATTGAATATGGTGGCTGTTCCAGTGGGGGAGACTGGAGTTATGACTCAAATAAATGAGAGCCAGCAAAACCCTCCGGAACAACCATCTGAAGATGACGAGAAAGCTACACTCAATACAACTGGATTTGAGCCACAAGTAAGAAGAACTAAAAGAGTTGTTGGTAAAAGACCTAAGAAAAAGAAAAATGTAACCGTTGACTTAACTATGGAGTTTAAAGGTTCTGAAGGAGATTATTCGCTTATGGATGAGAAAGCAGCAATATCTGCTAAAGTTAAGAAAGTATTACAAAAAAAGGTAACAGACCACAATGCGAAAGACCCAAAGTATAGAGCAAGTTATGGAATGTTGGCAGCTGTCTTCAGACGAGGTGTCGGTGCCTATAGAACTAACCCAGCTTCAGTGCGAGGTAATGTTTCTTCAGCAACCCAATGGGGCGTAGCTAGAGTTAACGCATTCCTTAAAGGATTAAAAGGTAAGTTCCCAAGAACTGCTTTTGACCAAGACTTACTCCCTAGTGGTCATCCTTTAAGTTCTAAGAAATCAGCTAAAGCTGCATCAGTAAAAGTTGGTGACGCTGTTAGTTGGTCCATAAACAAAGACCCCGACCCACCATCAACCGTTCACGGTATAGTTACTTCTGTAAAAGAAGATGAAGCTTCAATGATGGTTTGGGCAATTATGGAAAATGGTGACCATAAGAAAACAGATAGAAATGTCACTATGCCAATTTCTAAACTAACAAAGATTAAAGATTGGCGTAAGGAACAGAAAGCAAAAGAAAAAATTACTGGTTTCCCTTCAGCTGAAGATAACCAAAAGATTAGCTTGAGCAACTCAAATTTTAAACAATTCCCCGACCACGCTTATGTCAAAAATCTTAAAGAGAATTACCCAAGCATATGGAAAAGAGCAGGAACCGGTGGCAACCCACCTACTTCCTTCACTGGAAATGATGCATATCGAAACTGGACGAAATACAAAGGTGGAGATAGAAGTGCGTCAGTATTATCTTGGGTAAAAAGACGAGAACGTTTTATGAGCCGACACTCCGGAAACACTAGACTAAATGGAATCATTGCCGTTATGAAATGGGGCGGTGTAACCAAGTCCGGTGTTAGCACTATGAAAAAAATCGTAAATGAACAGAAGAAGAAAGAAGATGACCGTCGTAAAAAGGCTATAGACCTTATAGCTGGAAACAACGACGATTTGACAAGTTAAAATAAAAGAGTATAAAAGGAGTTAATTTTTTATGGCTAGTGAAAAATTCACAAAGTCAGTGTCATTCAAAACCACTGATGATGAAAAAGGAAATGTTGAAGCAGTATTTTCTGTTTTTAACAACTTAGATAGTGACGGCGATGTAGTCGTTCCCGGAGCAATCAAATCCGGATTTAAAGATGACCAAGTTCCAATGGTATTCGCACACAAGTGGGACCAACCAATTGGCAAAGGTAAAATAGTTCAAGAAGACGACAAAGCAGTCTTCAAAGGTAAATTTTTTATGGGAACTGAGGCTGGTAAAGAAGCTTATAATCTTGCAAAAGAAATGGGTGACTTACAAGAATGGTCTTTCGGTTTTAGAATTAATGACTATGAAGTCGCAGAATTCAAAAAAGATGGGGAATCAGTAGGAGACGTTCGATACTTAAAAGATTTAGAAGTATACGAAGTATCACCAGTTCTTGTAGGAGCCAATAGGCAGACCTACACACTAGCCATTAAAACAGGTGAAGAGTCAGTATATGAATCTAGCTCCGAAGAAAAAGCCGCAAACGACGAAGATATCTTTGATAACGAAGATGATGCCAAAAAAAGAGGCAAAGAGTTAGGTTGTGAGG